TCGGTCATCCGAAAAGCGACACGCCAGCTTACGGCGTGATTGCCAAGCTCCGGGCCGAGGGCAACCGCCTGTTCGCGACGCTTAAGGACGTCAAGGACGAGGTCGTCACCGGCATCAAAAAGGGCGACCTCCTCAACCGCTCCATGGCGTTTTTCGGCAAGGACCATGAGGCGAACCCGGTTCCGGGCGTCCTCTATCCCCGCCACCTTGGTTTTCTCGGCGCGAGCGCGCCGGGCATTCCGGGGCTCTCGAACATCAAAAAGGCCCTCGCGTTCTCCGCCGAGGACGAGCTTGAGGTCGACGGCGACCCGGCTCCGGCCGTTGTGTTCGAGGCCCGGCCCAATCCGACCCCGACCTTTTCCGTGACCGAGGAGTCAACCGTGGCAAATGAACCGACGGCCGAACAGCTTGAGGCCGACCGCAAGAAGCTCGACGACGAACGCCGCGAGTTCGAGGCACAGCGCGAGACCGCCCGCAAGGACGCGAACAAGTCGCTCGTCGACGGGCTCGTCGCCGCTGGCAAGGTCCTTCCGGCCGACGCCGACCGGCTCACTTCGATTTTCAACGCGCTCGACGCCGAGCCGCTTGAGTTCGAGGCGGGCAAGGAGAAGCGTTCTCCGTCGGCCGAACTCGCGTCCATCATTTCGAACGGCGTGACGCTCGTCGACACGTCGGGCGAGAAGCGCTCGCCGACCGGTTCGCCCGAGTTCTCGGCCGAGGACCGCAAGGACCCGAAAAAGATTGAGAGCGCCGCCCGCGCCCTCATGGAAAAGGACAAGAGCCTCACGTTCGAGGCGGCCGTCGCGCAAGTGACCGGCCAAACCGAGGAGTAACGACGACATGGGACAGACGACCGGCCTCCTCACCAAGTCGCTTGAAGCGACGGGCGCAATCACCAAGCGCCGCCTCGTCACTTTCGGCGCGGCCGACGGCGCGGGCGTTCAGGCGTCCGGTTCGGGCGCGTTCATCGTCGGCGTGAACTCGGACGTCGACGTCGCAATCGGCGAGCGCGCGAGCGTGTTCTCGACCGGCAACATCGCGGACGTCGAGTATGGCGGCGCGGTGACGCGCGGCGACCCGCTCACGTCGGACGCCAGCGGGCGCGCAATCACGGCCGCTCCGGCGGCTGGCGCAAACGCTTTCATCGTCGGCTATGCCGAGGTTTCCGGAGTCCTTGGCGACATTGGCTCCGTCTATGTCGTCCCCGGACGCATCCAAGGCTAACCGGGCAAGGGAGAGTTAACGAGCTATGGCACAGGCCCCGTTCATCATCCGCAGCGACCTCGTCGCAATCGCGAACGATTATTCGCGGGTCAATTCGGCTCGTCGCGGATATATCGCCGACCAAGTTTGCCCGCGCGTCCGGGTCGACTCTCCGCAGTTCGAATACATGGAGTTCCCGGTCGACGAGGCGTTCTTTGTCCCGGACACGCAAGTCGACCGCCTCGGCCGCCTGAACGAGCTTGTTCAGTCGGCGACGACCTCGGCGGGCGCGGTCAAGGATTGGGGTCTCGCGCAGCCCGTCCCCTATCGCGACGTCAAGGCCGCGCAGCAAGCGAACATTCCGTTTTCGCCGCTCGCTCGCGCGACGCGCAACGTCACGGACAAGGTCCAGCTTGCGCGCGAGGTCCGCGTCTCGAACCTCATCTTTTCGACCGCGAGCTATCAGACGGGCTACAAGGCGACGCTCGCCGGAACGACTCAGTGGTCCGACTTCACGAACTCGGACCCGGTCGCCGCGATTCTCTCCGCACAGGAGGGGATGCTCGTCAAGCCGAACGTCCTCGTTCTCGGCGCGCAGGTCCGCAACGTCATCCGTCGCCACCCCAAGGTTTCGACGGCTCTCGGCGGCTCCGCGGAATCGGGCCGCTACGTCGACGACGGCGAAATGGCCGCGCTGTTCGGCGTCGAGAAAATCATCAGCGGCAACACAATCCGCGCGACGACCAAGCGGGGACAGGCGCTCACGACCGGGTTCATTTGGGGCAAACACGCCGCCCTCCTGTTCGTCCCGCCGACGGGTCCCGACGGCAACGTCGACGACGCGCAGTCGCCCGCGTTCTCGCTCACGTTCCAGTGGGGCGACAACGTCGCCGGGACGTATGACGACCCGCAGATTGGTCTCTATGGCGGCGTCCGCGTCAAGGCGGGCGAAAGCCTGATTGAGAAACAGGTCGCCCCGTTCGCGGGTTATATGTTCGAGAACGCTATCGCCTAACCGGCGGGAGCGACGCAAGGGAGCGAGACGATATGGCGGACGAACAGACGAGCCCGGCACAGGACACCAGCGGAGCCGCTGGCGCGGAGGACCTCACGGCCGCCGACGAGGGCCGTTTCAGCGCGCAGCCGACGGCCGAGACGCCGACGGGCTATATCGCCAACTTTAGCGGCGATGAAATCAACGGCCGCGTTTACAAGGTCGGCGACCGCATCGCCGATGACGTCGACGCCGGGACGCTCGCCTTTCTCGTTCAGAACGGCCGCATCACTCCGACGACCGCCGACGCGGCGGGCTCTCCCGCTGGCGGCGAGGGCGGCACCGGAACGCCAGACGCGAACGACGCGGAGACCGACCCGGCCGTGACCGAACTCGTCGACGGCAACACGAAAGAGGCGCTCCTCAAGATTGCCGAGGACGAAAAGGTCGAGGGCGTCACCGCCGACAATAACAAAACCGAGATTGCGACGAAAATCGTCGAGGCTCGGAAGAACGCTTAACGAGGTTCGCCTAGCGCGAATCGGAGGGGTCGCGGGAGTCGAGCCTCGCGGCCCCTTTTGTTTTGAGGAGGAAAGCTCATGGCGTCGCTGATTTTCGACTCATTCCTCTATGACTTAGCGGCGAACAACATCAAGGCGACGACCGACGCATTCAAGATGATGCTCGTCACGTCGACCTATGCGCCGAACAAGGGGACCCATGCCAAGCGCTCGGACGTCACGAACGAGGCGTCGGGGACCGGCTATTCGGCCGGAGGACAGACGGTCACGGTCACCCCGACGAACGACACGACGAACCATCGCCTCGACCTCACCATTGGCGCTCCGGCCGGTTGGCCGAGTTCGTCAATCACGGCGCGCGGCGCGGTCATCTATAAGTCGCGCGGCGGCCTTGCATCGGCGGACGAGCTTGTCGCCTATATTGATTTCGGAGCCGACGTGACCTCGACCAACGGCACGTTCAGCGTGAGCGTGACCTCACCGCTCCGCGTCCAGAACTAAGCCGCCTGACGGGACGCCGCTAGGTGGCGTTCGCGAGCAAAGGCACCCTTGGGGCGACCAACAGTAAGACGGCGGGGACGTCTATCGTCCTCACGACCTCGACGACCGCGCTCGCCATTGGCGACCTTTGCGTCGTCGCGGTTGCGAAAGACAATGTAGGCGGGACGGTCGACGGCGCGACGACCGAGATAACGAGCGTCGTCGACAGCGTCGGCAACACTTACACTCGGGCCGCCGAATACACGAACGGCCAAAGCGCAGCGGGAAACGGCGCGACGGTCGCGATTTGGTTTAGCGTCCTCACCGTCGCGCTCCCCGTCGGCAGCACTATTACGGCCAATTTCGGAAGCGTGACGGCTCGCGCGATAAGTGCCTACGGGTATTCAATCGGAGCGGGAAACAACGTCCAAGTGGACGGCACTCCCGCCCATGCCTCCACGTCCGCGACGACCGGCGGCTCGCTTTCCTGTTCGAGCCTTACGAACGTCGAGCATCTGTCAATCCGCGCGCTTGCCGGTGAGAACGCGACGGCCGTCACTCCCGCGCAAACAGGTTGGACCGCTCTAACCTCGTCCTCGACGACGGGCGGAAGCGCGACGACGAACATAGTCGTCGGCGGTCTATGGCAAATAACGGCCGCGTCGACGAGCGTGACCTCGAACCCGACGACCAACCCGACGCTCTCGGGCGACGGTGAAATCCTCCTCGTTGCCTTGAAGGAGGTCGCGGGCGGGACGAACGGCTCGGCCTCTGGCGCTGGCGTGACGGACACGGCCTCGGCTCCGGCCGGGGCAGGGTCGGGAGACGGAGGCAGTTCCGGCGCTGGCGTCACGGACGCCGCCACAGCCCCGGCGGCGACCGCAAGCGGAGCCGGGGGAGCGTCGGGCGCGGCCGTAACCGATTCCGCGGCGGCTCCGGCGGGGACCGCGACCGGCGGAGGGTCGGCGGCCGGAGCGGGAGTAACGGACGCCGCGACCGCGCCAACGTCGAGCGCGAGCGGCGACGCGACGACCTCCGGAGCCGGGGCAACCGCGACAACCAACGCGCCGAGCGGGACCGGCGGCGTTGGCGCGACCGCGACCGGGCCGGGAACGACCGATGCGACCTCCGCTCCGGCCGCGACGGGTTCGGGAGGAGCCGCCGGGTCGAGCGCCGGAGTGACCGACGCGACCTCGGCCCCAACCGCTACGGCAAGCGGCGACGGAACCGCTTCGGGAGCCGGAAGCTCGGACACGACCGCCGCGCCGGGGTCATCGGCAACGGGCGGAGCAACGGCAACCGGGAGCGGCGTCTCAATCGTCACGTCTCCTCCGGCGGCGACCGCTACGGCTGGCGGCTCCGCCGCCGCGTCCGGGCTCGGCTCGACCGCGACGGCAACCGCCCCGGCGGGCTCGGGCTCGGGCTCGGCCGTCACTCAAGGAACGGGCTCGACCGACGCGACGAGCGCGCCGTTGGCGGTCGGCTCGGGCGGCGCGCTGGCGTCCGGAGCGGGCTCGACCGCGACCGTGTCCGCTCCCGACGGAATGGCCGCGAGCGGAGCCGTTGCCCAAGGCGTAGGACCGGCGGTCTCGACCTCGCCGCCAGCCGCAACCGCAAGCGGCGCGAGCGATGTGGCCGGAGGCGGCGCGACCATCATCGCGTTCCCGTTCGAAGCGACCGCGACCGGCGGAGCGAACGCGGACGGCGGCGGAGCGGTCATCCTCGCCTTTCCTCCGGCTGGCGGAGCGGAGAACGGCTCGAAAGCTCCGGACCGGACGACCGCCGACCGCCGGTTCGGCGGAGGCCCGTTTGCCGCGACGTTCAGCCCGGAGGCGGTCTCCGGCGACAATCGTTTTCCGGGAGCGCGAGACGGGACGACTTTCGCGGCGGAATATGCGACAAGCGGCCGGACGTTCGGCTCTCCTAAAAGGAGGTTTTTCTAGTGCGCGCAATCAAACAGCCGTCGGAGTCGGTCACGTTCGCCTATGATTTCACGGCGGACCTCGCGACCGGCGTCACCATTGCGACGGGCTCGACGCCGAACGTCAGTTCGACTCCTCGAAACAATACGGCGGCGAACCTCGCCGAGGACGGCTCCCCGACGATAAGCCCGGACGGGTTGAGTGTCCTCGTCCGTTGGACCGGCGGAGACCCCGACGAGGTCTATCTCACGAAATGCGTCATTGAGGACTCCGACGGAAACGTGTTCGAGCGCGACGGAGAGATTGAGGTCCGCGAGACGGGCTTTGCGCTTCCGACGGGCATTGCATCGCGCTACCTCACCGCCGAGGAATATGTCGACCGCTACGGCGTGACCGAGACAATCAGACTCACGGACGAGGACCGCCGGGGCGTCGTTGACGGACCCAAGCTTGAGGCGGCAATCGGCGACGCGACGGACACGGCCGACGCTTACATCGGGACCCGCTACACGACGCCGCTCCTCGGAGTCCCGCGAATCGTCAAGTCTATCGTCGCCTCGCTCGCTCGCGAGAACCTCCACAAAACCAAGCCGACTCCCGAGGTCAAGGACCGCGCCGAGCTTGCGCGCCAGCAACTCCGGGACATTGCAGCGGGCCGTATGACGCTCCCGGTCGACCAAGGCGCGGAGGAGCCGGTTCTCGGCGGCAACCGCATTGCCGAAACGTCCGGGGACGCCTCGACGACGTTCCGCGACGCTGTCGCCGGGTTCGACATTTCAGGCGACGCTTACGCCCCGAACTGGCGGCGGTAGTGCCGCGCTTTTCGGTCGAGGTCCAAGGACTCGAGCGCGCGCAGGAAATCGCGCGCCGGGTTTGGGAGTTGGGGCATGACCTCACTCCGCTCATGGCGATTGCCGGGTCCGTCCTTGAGGCGTCGACGCTCCGCCGGTTCGAGGAGGAGAAAGACGTCGAGGGCGTTCCGTGGCCGCCGTCCAAGGCCGCGCTCGGGCTCGCTCCTCGGGCAAGCGGTCGCATCGCTCCCGGCCGGACGCTGTTCGACACTGGCGGGCTTGAGGGGTCAATCCGGCATGAGGTCCGTCGAAACGAGGTCGAGGTCGGCGTCGACGCCCGGACGGAGTCGGCGCGTTGGGCTCACGTCCATCAATTCGGCTATTCCGGTCGGCAGTCGGTCGGCCCCTATCGCCGCCGCATCAATCAGGCGTTTGGGGTTCCTATTCCGCCGCGCGAGGTCGAGGTCCGGGGGTTCAGCCGCGACATGAGGATTCCCAAGCGCTCGTTCATCGGAGTCAGCGCCGAGGACCGCGAGGACCTTGAGGGAGCATGGTCCGACCATTTAGAGGGGCTGTTCCATGGCAAGTGAACTCGACTTTGCGCCGGACCTCAACTCCATCCGCGAGCGCGTCGCGGCGCTGTCCTATTTCACGGACGTTCGAACTCTACAGGAGGCGGCGCTCGACCTTGAGGAAATGAACGGAATCCCGCCGCTCGCCTATGTGTCGACCGCGTCCGAAACGGCCGAGCCGAACAAGCTGATAGGCAGCATTTCGCAGCGCGTTTCGACCCGGATTTCGGTCCTCTTTTGCGTCCCGGCCGAGCGCGCCGACGACAAGACTCGCGACGAGCTTGAGGAAGCTCGCAAGGCGGTCATTCGAATCCTCCTCGGATGGACCCCGCTTCGCGCCGAAAAGCCGTTCGAGTTCGACCGCTTCCTCCTCCGGGCGAGCCGAGACGGGCTGCTGTGGGGAGAGGTTCTCATGTTGACGACCTACCGCCTCACGCTCGCTTAGGCCGTTCGGCCTTATCGGGTCGGCGGCTCTTTCATATTCTCCGCGCCGATATGTCGAACGGAGGCTAACCCATGGACGCGGACGGCGCGACCGACACGGCAACCGGAGCGGCGGCGGACACGACGACCGCGCCCGGCGGCGAAATCTCGGGCGGCGACGCTCCTCGCTCGATTCCGGATGGAGCCGAACCGGCCGACGCGCTCGGGCCAACGGTCGAGAACCCGGACGGCTCGACTTGGTCCCCTCCAGCAATGGACCCGAAAACGGGAATCGCGCTCGACGGCCCCGGCGGGCTCCCCGTCAATCACCGGCTCCGCGCCGAGCGCCTCGCGCTCGACGGCAAGGAAACGGACGAGGGCGGCTATGTGTCGGACGAGCTTATCGCCGACGCCCGCGACCGCCTCGACCGAATCCGCGAGAGCATTCAACCCGTTCGCGAGAACATGAAAACGGCGGACCTCGAACGCATCGCCGAGGACGAGGGCGTCGACCTCACCGGGGCGACGAACAACGCGGAGCGCGTTCGCCGGATTGAGGCGGCCCGGCCGGAGCTTCCCGGCATGGACAGCCTCAAGGCATATGAGGAGTCCCGCTAATGCCCGGCGCAATCAAACTTTGGGAAAAAAAGGTCATCCTCGCGAAAATCGAGACCGTCGAGGGAACCGACGCGGCTCCGGTTGTCGCAACCGACGCTTTCCAAGTTCTCGGCTATCAGCCGAACTTCATGGACGCGGACTCCAAGGTTCGGAACATTGAACGCCCGTATTTCGGCGCGAACCCCGTCGGCCTGACCGCGTTCAAGCGCGGCGCGACGTTCAGCATGGAAATGCACGGCGGCGGCGTCGCGGCGGGAACGACAATCCCGCCATGGATGAAGATGAACCGCGTTTGCGGTTTCGACGCGGGAACCGTCGGCGCGAACAACGTCATTCAGAAGCCAATCACGGACTCAATCGCGACGCTCACTCATTGGGCTTACCTCGACGACCTCCTCCTTAAGACGGTCGGCGCTCGCGGCTCCGTCGGTTTCCGCGTCGAGGACGACGAATATCCGGTCTTTAATTATCGGATGCTCGGCCAAGCTCCGACGACGCTCGCCTCGACGGCTGTTCCCGGCTCTCCGACGCTTACCGGCTATGTCACGCCCGTCCTCGCGTCGACCGACAACACGACGTTCCTCCTCGACACTTACGCGGTCCCGCTCCGGCGTTGGGAAATGGACACGAACGCCGACCTCCAATTCCGCTCGCTTATCGGGCCGGTCGACCGCGTCCAATATCGTGACCGCTCATGGTCCGGCGAAATCGTCATCCGCGTTCCGGACCTCGCGACCAAGGACTATTTCGCGAAAATTATCCCCGGAACGACCATGGCCGCCAGCCTCACGCATGGAACGGCCGCCGGAAACATCGTCAAGATTGACGCTCCGGCGCTGCAAATCACTGGCAACGTCGACCTCTCCGAGGAGGGCGGCGAAATCATGGCAACGCTCCCGGTGACAGCGCTCCCGGTCAGTGGTAACGACGAGGTCGTCTTTACTACGTCCTAAGGGGACCTCCATGTTCGACTTGCTCGACAAACCTCTCCACTGGATTCCGGTGCGATGGGACTCGCTCCTTCCTCCCGAAAAGGAGGGCGAACTCTCCCGCATGGGACAACACGAAATCGAACTCCGGGTCGAGATTGTCGACCGCGACGAGGCCAAGCGATTGTTCCCGACGCTTTTCGGCGAGAATGGGGACAACGCGCCGAGCGGGTTCGACGTGTTCAAGCAAGTCGTCCACGATTGGCGCAAGCTCTCCGCGAACGGGCAAGCCGTCCCGCTCACGGACGACAACATTCGCAAGCTCCTGAACGTCCCCTGTTTCGAGGCCGGGTTCGGGGTCGCTTACGTCACCGCTCTCGCCGGGCAATCGGAGACACGGTCGGGAAACTCCGCCGCCTCGCCGAGCGGTGGGCGAAAGGCTGGCGGAAAGGCCGCGAAGACTCCTTTGAAAGAGACTGCCAGCGGTTCGGAATAGACCCGTCCGCATTCGGCCGGACGCCGGAGTCCGACAACGTCCCGGTGTGGCCGGATATGCGCGACGCCGTCGGCCTGTTCTTCGCAATGGGAACTCAATGGCGTTGGACCGGCGTCGGCATGGCCGGGGCGATTCGGACGGGGCTCGACTACGGAGTCCTCCGCGAGACCGCGCTCAATTCAGGGTTGGAGATGACTGCGCGCCTGTTCGATGATATTCGAACGCTCGAACTAGCGGCGCTCGACGCTTGGAGCCGTAAGAACAGTTAGACGGAGGCGTCGTGGCGGATTTCGACCTCTCGCTAGTTGTCCGAGGGACGGACGACGGAGCGACCGCGACGGCGGACCGTCTTTCCCGGAGCCTCGACAATGTAACACGGTCGTCGACCCAAGCGGGCCGGGCGGCCTCCATCATGGCGGCGAACGCGCAAGCCGGAGCGCGCGTCGCGGTTGGCCTTGGCGGCGCGGCTCTCACGACCGGCCGCAACTTAACCGGAATGGCGAACTCCGCGCAGAACGCCCGGATTGCCATGCTCGACATCACTCACGTCGGCATCAACATGACTCAGATGCTCGCGAGCGGAGTCAATCCGATGCGAGCGCTCGTCGCGGAGAGCGGCCGTCTCGCGACCGCGATTCAGTTCAGCGGCGGCGGAATCAAGGGCCTCATTGGCAATTTCGCGGGGCTCGTCGGCGCTATCAAAACGACTCAGGACGCCGAGCTTACCGAACAGGCCGTCAACGCTCGCGCGGCGGCCGAGGCAATCGGAGCGGCCGAGCGCCGCGCGGCGGCGAACATCGCGACGGCCGACACGGAGTTAGCGCTTGCCGAGGCGGCCGTTCGCAACGCGGCGACCTCGGCCGAACTCACCGCCGCGCAAGCTCGCCTCGCGGCGGCTCACAAGGCCGTTACCGTCGCGGCCGACGAGGCGGCGATTGCCGAGACGGCTCTCGCGACCGCCAGCGCTCGCGCCGCCAAGGCCGAGGCGGAGGCGGCGGCGACGTCCGTGACGACGACGACGGGAGTCGGCGTCGCTCTCGGGACGGCGGCGGTCGCGGCCGGGCTCGCGGCGGCGGCGATAATGAGCGTGAAGGACGCGGCTGAACAATCGGACCCGTCGGCTCAAGCGTTCATCGCGACGCTCGGCCTCACCCACAAGGAGGTTGAGAAGCTCAAGGACGTAACCGTCACTTGGGGAGACGTTGCGCGCGGGACGTTCGACGCGGTCGCAAAGGCGGCCGGGACGTCGGGGTCTCAAGTCAAGGGCTTTTTCCGCGAGGCGTTCCTCGAAACGGCGCAAGTCGGAATCTCGGCCGCTCAAGCTATCCTCGGCGCGTTCGCTGGCATGGTGAAGGGCGTTGCGACGCTCCTCCAAAGCTCTCCCGCTATCGCGATGGGAATCATCAACCCGTCGCTCGCCGGGCTCGCCGGGAAGGGCATCGGGAACGCCGTCGAGGACGCTGTCGCTCAAGCCCGAAAGACGTTCAACGACGTCGGCAAGTTCGCCCATGTGACCTTGCCCGGTGCAATCGACGCCGCCCGCGACAAGCGGCTCAAGGACCAAGCCGACAAAATCATCGGCGACCGCACTCCGAAAAAGGGTCCCAAGGACAAGAAAGCGCCGGACCCGTTCGGCCTTGAGGAGTTCGGCCGCGACGCCGCCGACCGGCTCAAGTCGCTCGCCGAGGGCTTTGTCACCATGCCCTCTCAAGTGGAGAAAGTGAACAAGGCACTCCGCCAGTTGGACGACCTCGTCGACGACATTCAGCACAAAAAGCCGCCCAACATGAAGGAGCTTTTGGCTGACGCGGAGCGTGTCCGGCAACTGATTCAGGATGGTCTAAACAAGCCGTTCAACGATTTCATTCTCGCGCAGAACCGGAGCCTCCAAGTCGAGCGGCTCATTGCACAAGGGAGACAGGACGAGGCCGACGCCCTCGGCATGATTCAGAAGCTTGAGCAGGAAATGGGGCCGCTCACCGAGAAGCAAAAGGACGAGGTCCTCGCGACGGTCCAAGCGATGAAGGAACAGGCTCGGCAAGCCGAAATCCTCCGCCAGAAACAGCAAAAATACGTCGAGCTTGTCGCGTCGGTTAAGTCGGCGTTCGAGGACATTTTCACGCAAGGATTCAAGGGCCTTGAGGACCTTCCGAAAAAGCTGATTGCGGCGGTCGCCAAGCTCAAGGCGGAGAAGCTGTTCGAGGGATTGTTCGGCGACTCGTTCCGCGACCTTGAGGACCGCGCAAACGGAATCCATCATGCGGACGACGCTTCGCAGCGCATGGCCGTAGCGGTCGAGGACGCGACGGCGGCTCAACAGCGCGGAACCGACGCTCTCAACGCTCTCACGTCGTCGGCGACCAAGGCCGCCGGGGCGCTTGCCGGGGTGAGCGGGTCGAGCCGCTATCCGGTCCGCGCCGACGGGTCGGACCCCCTCGCGCCGCTTCCGGACGGAATGACCGCGCCCGGCGACCAATCGCCGATTGTCGTCACCGGGAGCCGACCGACCGACCTCCCGACTATCCTTCAAAAGCTCGCGAAGGGCGTCGGAATCAGCGACACGGCCGCGCAGAAAATCGGCTCCATCACCGGCAAAGCGGTTGGCGGAGCCGCGACCGGGGCCATGGTCGACTCCTTTATCAAGCCGCTCGGGAAAATGCTCGGGTTCAAAACCTCGGCCATGGGCGCGCAAATCGGCGGAGCTATCGGCTCGTTCCTCCCGATTCCCGGCGGCGACATTATCGGTTCGATTGTCGGCTCGGTCATCGGAGGGCTGTTCAAGAAAACGAAATCGGGCTCCTCGACAATCACGTCCGTCTATGGCGACGTAAGCTCGCAAGGCGATTTCAAGGACGCGACGAGCGGAATTGCGAAAAGCGTTCAAGGCTCGCTCATGAGCATCGCGCAGACGCTTGGCGCGCAACTCGGTTCGTTCGCGGTTTCCATCGGCGAATATAAGGGCAAGTATATCGTCGACCCGACGGGGCAGGGTCGGACCCATGGAGCGAACACGCCGAGTTATAAGACGCCCGAGGAAGCGGCGGCGGCGGCGATTCTCGACGCAATCAAGGACGGCGCAATCAAGGGCCTTTCCGACGCGGTCGAGAAAGCGCTCAAGAGCAGCGACGACCTCGACGCCGCTCTCCGGGAAGCGCTCAAGGTCCAACAGTTAGAGGACCTCCTCGGCGGCGTCGGCGGCTCGCTCTCGCGCATCTTCAAGCAATTCGACACGGAAGCGGCCGACCGGGTCCGGCTCGCGAAAACCTACGGCCTCGACGTCATCGCGGTCGAAAAGCTGAACGAGGAGCAGCGGGTCAAGCTCCTCGACGACATTCTCAAACAGCGCCTTGGGGCGTTGCAGGATTTGCAAAAGAGCTTGCTCTATGGCGACCTTTTCGAGGGCGACGCGGGGACCCGGCGCAACGCAATTCTTGACGAGATTGCGAAGGTCACGAAAGACGCTCAAGCCGGAGTCGAGGGAGCGACCGACCAACTCGCCGGGCTCTATCAGCAACTCCTCCAAACGTCCCGCGAGGCTTACGGCACCGCCGGGCCGGAATACTCGACCGACCGCGAACTCGTCACGAGCGGAATCGACAGTATCATTCAGACGGAAAAGGACCGCATTCAGGCGGCGGCCGACTATCAGAATGCGAGCCTCGCTCTCCACAACGAGACGAACGACCTCCTCTCGGGGACGAACGGCCGCCTCGACACGCTTATAGGGCTCGTCGGCGGAGGCGTTGGCGCTCCGGCGGTCGACACGTCGGGCTCGGCCTATTCCGCGCCCTCGGGCGGGACTTTTCGGAGTTCGGACCTCGGGCGGGCGGTAAGGAACTAAATGGCCTCGTTCATCCTCCTTGAGGCGTCCCCTTGGTTGGTCGCCGACGGGTCCGTCGCATCGGTTCGGCTCGCGGGAGGAGGGAGCAAGCCCTACACCGGACTCCGCGGATTCACGGATTGGCGCGCCGGGGTCTCGGCCCTTCCGCTGTTCGTCGCGGCGGCCGGGTATTCGGAGCAAGGTTGGACCGGCGGAGCTATTCCGGCGACCTCGCAAATCAACATTTTCCCGGCCGACGACGCGCTCCGGAACAGTCTCCTCACCGCCTATCATTGGAAAGGCGCTCCGATTGCGCTCCGGTCCGGCGACGACTCGCTCGCGTCGCCGACCTATATCCTCGAACTCACCGGGGTCGTTGACGCCGTCACCGAGTCTCAAGGGACTATCGCTCTCACCGTCGCCGACCTCGGCCGCAAGCTCGACGTTCCTGTTTGCAAAGCCAAGTTCGCCGGGACCGGAGGGATTGAGGGTCCGGCCGAGGCCGAGGGACGAACCAAGCGCCGCTCATGGGGATATGTCCGCAACGTCGAGGGGAGGCTCCTCGACAAGGCGAACAACATTTTCGAGTTCGGCGACCCGGCGTTCCCGCTCAACGCGTTCACGGCCGTCAAGGACATGGGCCGGGACTCGGTCCCGGCTCCGACTGTCCTCGCGTGGCAAGGCAGCATTGCGGCGACGCTCGCCGCTCTCCAAACCTCCTCACCGGCTTCGGGGAGTTGCGTCGTCGCCCCGTCCATTGCTTGCGTGAAATGGTGGACGGTCCCGGCTGGACCTCTCACGGCCGACATTCAGGGCGAGGTCGGCTCCGGCTATGTGAACAAGGTCGCAGACATTGCGGCTCGCATCGTGAGCGCGGTCGACGGAACGACGAGCGTGACCTCGGCCGACGTCACGACCATCAACGGCGTTCGCGCGGCCGTGGCCGGAATCCACATCGGGGACAATAGCGAGACCATTGCCAACGCACTCGACCGGCTTCTCGCTCCGGTCAATGTCCTTTGGGGCCTCAATCCGGACGGGACGGTTCGTCTCGGTGAGGTCCAAATGACGACCGCCGCCGAGGTCCTCACCGTAATCGAAACCGAGCGCGTCGAGACATTCAAGCCCGTCTATCAAGTCAAGCTCGGCTATATGCGAAATCACCGCCAACACACGGACGCGGAGATTTCGGCGGCGATTCTCACGTCCGACATTTCCGACGCGGGCGACTTGGCGTCGGCGGACTTTGTAACCCTCGGGACCAACGTCCGGCAATCGAACGGGACGACGATCGTGACGGACGTCGCAGCTATCACGTCGCTCGGAACGGCCGCCGCAATCTTAGGTCAAGCGGCGACCGCGACAAACTCCGACTTCGCCGCCGTCACGGGAGCGACCAAGCCCTCGAACAACGCCGACGTGACCGCCAACGTCGCTGCCATTGGAGACGCAAACCGGGTTCGTTTCTCGCGGTTCGAAGGCGTAACGAAAGGATGGAGTAACCGCGTCAACACGAGCGGAAATGCTCTCACGACCGGAACCGGGCTCAACAATGGCCGAGCCTATATCCGGACGACGGGGACGTTCGCCGGAGCGGGGCAAAGCGTCAGCATTTGCTCCAACTTCGCCGTGGCCGACTACCGGATTCCAGTAGTCCCGAGCGAGCGGCTGTATGTCGGCGCGCTCCCTCGAATCGACACGCTCCCGGCCGGAAGCACTTGGGCCCTTACCGTTTCATATCTCGACTCGACCGGCGCTCCGATAAACGCTTCAACGCAAACTCTTGGCAGCGGGAGCGGGGTTCTAGTTCCCGAGACATTCAAGGACGCTTTCGTCAACGCGAACGCCGCCGCTTATTTCGCCTTTGTCGAACTGACAATCACGAGCGGCGCGAGCGGGTCGTTCGACTTCTCGCTCTACAATCCGATGCTATGCAGCGCCGGAGCAAGTCAGACGGCTCGTCCGGCGTTCAACCCCGGACCGTTCTCGGAACTGGCGGCGACGCTAGGCGCGGACATCAACTCCAACGTGATTGACGGCGGAGCCGGATTCGTCACCGTCCCTCGAAACGAGTTGAAAACCTCTCTCGGAATCGCCGCCGGGTTCGCGGGACAGGCAGCGCTTGCAACGCGCGGGTTCGCTTATTTTGGGTCGGCCTTCCTGACGGAGGACAGCGGCGGCGCAACCCAAGCGACCCTCCTCAATTTTAAGACGCCGCTCGGGACGGCGGCAGGGTTCGCGGGCCAAGGCGCTCTCGCGGTCAAAAACACGGCGGGGCTCGACTCGGACGTTACCGACGGGACGACCTACGTCCGCGCCCGCGCGACCGGAATGAGCGGCGGTCTCCCGGCGGTCCAAGTCGCGGGGAGCGGGGTCAAGATTGGCGACGCCCGAAACTTGCCCGCAATCGCGGGCGCGAACCTCGGCTATAAGTTCAACGGCACGATAAGTTACACGTCGTCGACGACCTCGGCGACTATCAGCGTCGGAGCGGGCTCAATTTTCATGGGCGGCGTGACGATTTCCTTGAGCGCCATGAGTATCATCCTGTCCGGGAGCAGCGGTCAAACGACGACCTATCAACTCTACATCAATGACCCGACTTATGCCGGAGGCGCTCAAACCTTGCTCGCGACCGCGACCGCAAACCTCACCTATCAAAACGACGGTTACATTTGGCTAGGCGCGATACAGGTCACTTATCAGGCGTCCGGAACCGGCAACGGATTCGTCGCCAGTGGCGGCGGCCCGGCCGGAAATCAATACTTGCCCTAACGGAGGACTCGACGTGACGTATAAGCTCGCAAAGCAACCGGCAAAGCGCGCCGACGGAGTCCCATGGGAGGCGGCGGCTCCGGGTCTCTATGACGACGGAGAGGCTCTCGTCAAAGTCGGCGACATTTACGCGGCCGTCTCGGTTGAACATCGCTGGCTGGAGAATGGCTCGGGCGTCAATTTCGTCGGAACCGCGCGGTGGTGTGACGCCAAAGGCGAGACGAACCTCACTCCGGACGGGCAACACGTCGAGACTCAAATCAGCGTCACCGCTGACCCGCAAATCCTCGCCGAACACTCGCTCGACGACCTCAAAAAAGACGTGTTGCTCACCCTCCTCGGCGAGGAACCCGAGACGTTGAAAGACGACGGGGAGGGCCGAAAGGTTCCTGTTCACGGTCTCTCACCGACCGCGAGGCTGAACGCCAGTATCGTTCACGCTGCTTCGGTCGTTCAGGCGCTCCGCCAAAGCTCGGACCCGGCGGCGTTGCTCGGATAGGAGAATCGAACAAGCCGCTCGCTTATGTTAGACCGCGTCGACCGCGCCGAATCAAAAGGAGAGTCCGAGTGCCAAACTTCACAGGCCCCTATGAGGCGCGAGACGCTCTCCTCAACTTCATTATTGACCGGACGGCACCTGTCCCGTCCGACATTCGCGACAGGCTCCGCGAACTCCTCTTGCAACCGTCTCCCGCCGCCGGAACCGCCGAGGCCGTCGAGCTAATCTATGCGCGCCGGGACGAGGTCCCGGCCGAATTGGCAGTCGTCGCGGCCGACGCGGCGGCGTTCTGCGCGAGCGTCGGTTTTCATGGATTGGGAGACGGCGGGCGAGGAACCCGCATCGCGCTGGTTCTTCGCGAGAGCGCCAACGCTCTTGCCGACGGCGTCGCTCCGTTGCCTGAAAGCGAACAGCCCGTTCCCCTCGCACTTTACGTTCCGGCCCCGGCGGAGGAAGCTCCGGCGAACGTCTAATGCCGAGCGTGGACGGCTCCCTCGCGGCATGGCTCAAGTCGGACGCGCTCTATGCGTTGACGACTCCGGGCGGCGTTGCATGGCCGTCCGACCGCGCCGTCGACGTTCAGTTCACGACTCCCTATGACGCTCGCGCCGACGCGCTCGCCGAGGGCGCGAGGAGCGCCGCCATATTCGCCGGTCCGAACGTCAAGGACCGGGTCCTCGTCAAGGGCCGCCGCCGCGACCTCCTGTTCAAATGCGTCCAACTCTCTGACCCGTCCGGCCGCCTCGGTTATGGCGAGGGTCCCGAAATGGTCGTCAACGGGACGTTCGACGTCGACGCAAGCTCATGGAGCCCGAGCGGGGGCGCGACGGTCGCTCAAGTCGCACAGCGCGGGCGCGTCACCGCGAGCGGCGCGACCTACGCCGACCAACTGATTAACGGGTTCGTCATCGGGGCGAACTATCGAGTCCGCGCGAACGTCTATCGCGGGACGTCGTCAGTCCAATCTATTTTTCGCGTCGGTCAAAGCGTCGGCGGCCTTACCCCGATTATCAACATCGGAGCATTCGCGGACTTGTTCGTCGACCAAATCGTCACGGCCGCCGTCGCCTCCTATCATGTCGGGCTGTGGGTGAACACAAGCACCGCCTCGACATATTCCGAGTTCGACAATGTCAGCGTGAAGCGCGTCGGCGCTCCGGCGTTCGTCATCGGCGTCGCGGAGAACGAGAACAACACGACCGTCCTAACCGTGATAAGGAAAATAGGATAAATGGCCGGGTCCGGTAAGCTCGCAATGGTCCGCCCGATTCCGATGACGCTCGGCTCGTCAAGCGGCGGAGCGGTGAACGCTGCGAACCTCGTCACGTCGGACCCGAAAGAGGCCGCCAGCTACTCGGCCGGAACGAGGCCGGTTTTCTCTTTCGACTTTGGGTCCGCACAGACGTTCGACACTGTGTTTGCCGGATTCCTCACTCCGGCGGTCGCGATAGACTTTTACTTTGGCAACACGTTGGGAGGCGCGGAGGCTGGCGCTCAAAACGCCGTCACTCCGCAAGCGTCTCCTCTTGTCGACCCGGACTATCACGCCGCCTATGTCCTCGCCGCGCCGGTGACGTGTCGTTATTTTCGCATTCAGACGAACGCGGTCCCGACCGCCGCCGGGACAATCGGGATTCTCGCGGCCGGTCTCTCAATTCAACCGAATTGGGGACAGGAGTTCGGAGCGGGGCGGCCGATTGAGGACACCGGGACGGCCGAGCGACTGTTCTCCGGCGGGTTCGGCGTCTATGAGGGGGCTCGCGTCGGCGGCTATCAATGGACGTTCGGAGACCTAAGCGACGCCGAGGTTCAGTCGCTCTATGCGCTCGCCATGGACCGGGGGACGACCCGCCCCGTTCTCATCATAGAGGACCCGACCCAATCGTCCGGCCTTAACGAACGAATCCATTGGGGGTTATTTGACCGCCTTGAGGCATACGAGCGGCAAGTTCCGGGGGCGAGCCGCTACGCGTTCAAGGTGAGAGATTGGGTCTAACTTTCTTCGGTATTGAGCTAGGCACGGTCGCCGGTTGGGTGACTGCTACCTCGGGCGTTGGCATTTTCGGGATGCTCCTCAAGTTTTACGTCGACCGCCGCAAGCTCAACCTCGCGGACCGCAAGCTAAAGGTTGAAAGCGGCGCGCTCGAACGCGACGCCTATTCGCAAGAGGTCCGGCTCCTCCGGGATGAGCTTCGGACCGAGCGGGCCGCGCAGCGCGCCGAGGTCGAGCAACTCAAGAAAAGTCATCGCGAGGACATGGAGGAAATGTCCCGCCGGAACGAGGAGTGCGACAGGGACCGCGAAGCTCTCCGGGACAAGGTCGAGGCGCTTCGCGAATATGCCGACGGGCTCTATCGCGTCATCCTACAGAACTCGGCCGCCGGGGTTTTGCAGCTCGGCGACTTTCCAACCGAGGAAATCAAGCGGGCGGCAGAGAGAGTCGACTCGCTGTTCAGGGAGGCAAAGCGTGGGAACCCAAGCTGATAAAATCGCCGCCGCTCTCCGGCCGATTGCGCCGGGCTCTCGCCTCATGCCGAACGAGGTCCCGGTCATCAATGCGCTCGGCGAGCTTTGGGAGGCTCGAGTCGCGACCGGAGTCGCCGCCGCTGCAATGACCTCGACGACGGACCCCAAGGGAAAGTTCGTCCTCGGAGACCGCTCGCTCGCCGAGCTAGAGCCGGTTCACCCCAAGCTCAAACAATGCGTGGAGCTTGCTATCGGATTCTCCTCGGTCGACTTCCGGGTCAATCAAGGGCTCCGGACGGTCGAGGAGCAAAAGAAAGCGGTTGCCGAGGGTCACTCCCGGACCATGAACTCGAAGCACTTGCGGCAAGCCGACGGGTTCGTTTGGGCCGTCGACCTCGTCGTCATGACGAACGGGGCCGTCGATTGGACGTTCAATAAATACGGCGCGGTCGCGTTCGCGATGGACAAGGCCGCGACCCAACTCGGAATCGCCGGTCATGTCCGTTGGGGTTGCGCTTGGGACCGCGTCCTCTCCGACTTTGGCGGCGACGAATCGTCCTATCTCGCCGAGGCGAAAGCCTATTCGCTCCGTCACACCGGGAGCGACTTGCTCGACGCTCCTCATTTCGAGTGGGTTCCATGACCTCCACAAGCGACAAAATCGGGCCGCCTCCAAGGGACGGCGTCTATTTCCGGGCGATGCTCGGATTCGTTGTGATGCTCACGGCCGTCGGCGGTTTCGCCGCGCTGTTCTTCATCCGGGTCCCGCCCGAGAACAAGGACGCGATGATGTTCGCGCTCGGCGCGGTTTTCGGATGGGCGGGCTCGGTCGTCGCGAGCGAGTATGGAGCGACGACGACCGGCCGGAAGATTGCCGAGGCGGCGACGCGACAGATGGAACAGCAGACCGTCACGGCGGCGGACGACGCCGACGCCGCCCGCGCCGCTGGCGACTAGCGCCGCTTGCGGTCGAGGTAGCGGTCCCGAACGACGTCGTTAAGGAAGCGGTCGACCCGGCCGCCAGCCTTGAGCTTTGGCCGACCGGCCTCCTCGTCCTCGGAAATGAGAATGTCGAGAGCCTCGACGAACCGTTGGAACGCTTCCTTGCCGATAGGGCCGGAGCCCCGGTTCTTCCGCCAGATTTTCGCGGTCGTGATAATGACGGCACCGTGAGCCTTTTCCCGGTTGCCCCATTGCTGGCGGCAAGTGTCGGAGCAAAACCGCTTGTGTCCGCCGGGGCCTTTTGCCCGCACCTCGAACTCGTCGCCGCAGTTCGGGCAAACTCGCGGCCGAGCCGTGGAGGCCGCCGCCGGGGCAGGGGAGAGCGTTTCGCCAGTGTCAGGGGTCGCGGGAAGGTCGAGCGTCATGTTGCGTCCTTTGAGCGTTTCAGAGTTTGCAAGTAACACGCGAGCGACAGAGACGCAAGCCCCTCGCCAAGTCGGCCCGTCCGGTGGTATGGAGCCCCTCGACGCTATCGCTCGCTCATGGAGGCTCTATGGTCCGCTCGCTCCTTTTCCTCGCCGCGCTCGTCTCCCTCTCCGCCTGTCAGACGCTCGCGTCCGCCTCGGACGTTGCGACCGTCGCGGCTCCGGTCATCGCTCACGGCCCCGTCGTGTTCGCGGACCGGACGACCGCCGACGAGACGGCCGGACGCTCTGTCGAGCTTGCCTATAAGGCGGCGAGGCTCCTCGTCGAGACCTTGGTCGACTCCGGCGTCATACATGGCGCGAGGGCCGCCGAGTTTCAGACACTCAACCGGAAAGCCTATGCGGCCGTTCAGGCGGCGCGGGCGGCTTACCGGGCGGGGAATGCCGATTCCATCAAGAAAGCCGTGACGGAGGCGAACGCGGCAATCGCCGGTCTCACGGCTCTAGCTCCGGGAGGACAGTAAGTTGAACCTTGCGACCCTAATCGCCTTTGGGAAAAAGGCGGTCGAGCTAGGCGGCGTCGCGCTCGCCAAGGCTCCCGAGTTCGTCTCGGTCTATGAGGCGGCGACCGGCCTCCTCCATCCGACCGACCAAGCTACCGCGAAAGAGGCTTACGCCGACCTTATCGCGGACAATGACGAGGGATTCGCTCGCCTCGACGCCAAGCTTGAGGCCGCGAAGAACCGCTAATTGGGTCGAACGACTCCGTCCTCGTTCGCCTTTTGACGGGACAGGCCGGGGTCGGCCTCCATGTCGGCGATGACCGATTTGACTCCGTCAAGTTGGTCCTCCCCGAGCATCGCATGAGCGCTTTTGTCCGTCTTGTGCCGGAGGATGATTGTCACAGCCCAATCGTCGCCGACGAGGAGCTTAATGTCGTTCACCCGAGCGGAAAGAAACGACGCGAAAATGTCGAGCGAGTTCATGCCGCTTCCCTTTCCTCGGTAGCCTTGAGCCTCTTGTCTATCGCGCGACGCTCGGCGGCCGACATGAGGAGGA